CTTTCGGACAGACTTGGGTGGGAGCTCATCATCGGAACGCCTAAAGGGGATAATGCTTTCAAGCGAATCTACGACTTTGGAAGAGGACACCCAGGATGGTTCACTAAGTTAATGACGGTACAAGATACCGACCTGATAGAAAAGACTGAACAGGAGGACCTTAAAGCCTCAATGACTGAAGAAGCCTGGCTCCAAGAGTATATGTGCGACTTCAATGCCGCCCCTTCTAATAAGTACTACCAGAAATATATGATGGAGCTTAAGGAGAAGAAGCAGATAGCGGAAGTCCCCCATGAAACCAATGCTAGAGTTATGACTTTCTGGGATTTGGGCTTCTCTGATTCCTGTGCCATCTGGTTTATCCAGGAGGTGGGAAGGGAGATTAGAGTTATAAACTATATGGAGAACCACGGATTGGGGCTGGACCACTATGTTCCAGAGATTTTAAAACTCTCCACTTCCCATGGTTATGTCTATGGCAACCACTACATCCCCCACGATGGAGGCTCGGCTGAAATAAGTACTGGCAGAACCCGAAAAGAATTTATGGAAAATATGGGATTAGGGTCTATAATAGTATTACCGAAACCCAAAACGGTAGCGGATGGGATTCATGCGGTAAGAACGCTATTACCTCGTTGCTTCTTTGATGCTAATAATTGTAAGATGGGGGTGGAAGCCTTGATGAGTTATGAGAGGAAATATGATCCAAAGCTTAAAGTTTATTCTGAGCATCCTCTACATAATTGGGCTTCTCATGGGGCAGATGCTTTTAGAATTTTTGGAGAAGCTTATGAACCTGGTATGGGGGGAAACATCCCAGAAGCGATACTTAATATGAAGGATGAGTCGGATCACAGCTATGATCCGTTTAAATTTTAGGAGGACTGGCATGAAGTACTTATTATCTTTTTTAAGATTTTTTAAATCCCATGTCTTGGGGAATAATGATGGTATTTTTGGAATAAAGTTTAAGAGTAAGTCATTAGGGATTGGTCAGAAACCTGCTCCACCACCCCCACCACCAAGACAATATGGACAGGAATATACCAACACCCAAGGTGAGTCAGGATATGGTGAGGACATAGAAGCCAAATATGGAAAAGGCTTTGCCGAGGATTTGTTATCCAGGCAACAAGCTGGAGAGAAATATATCACCAATCAGGGAACCAATGTTGTATCAGCAGCCCCTGGTAGCAAGGGAGCATGGGATGTTGAAAGAGCCGCTAACACCATCAGGGCCCGAAGAGACGTTGTCGCTTCAACCAGTAGAATGCAAGCTGGTGGAGGTAAGAACATGGGTTGGATGGGACAATACGCTAAGTCCTCGCCCTTTGGTGGATTGTTCGGATAATGGCAACAAAGACACCAGACCCGAACTTTTCCCGAGATCCTCTAGCTGAATACATAGTAAAGAGGTACGCCACCATGAAGGGCTCCCGAGTTAATTGGGAATCTTTATGGGAACAGATATCCAGATATATAGTCCCCAATAAGGACGACATATGGGATAACGCCACTCCAGGAGAGGATAAAACTGAACACCTCTACGACTCATCCGCCAAGAGGTATTGTAACGAACTCTCCAATGCCCTACACTCAATGCTCACCAACCCAACCACTAGATGGTTTGAACTATCCACTGGGATTAGGGATATAGATACATTATCCAGTGTTAGGAAATGGAATCAAGAAATAGTATCCATAATGTTGCGAGTATTAGGAAACTCAAACTTTCAAGAAGAAATCCTAGAAGTATATCAGGACTTAGGATCATTTGGGACTGCTCCTTTCAGGATTGAAGAGGACCCGATAGACGTTATCAGGTGCCAGGCTCGACCCATTTATAAATGTTATATTGATGAAAATGCAAGAGGCAAGATAGATTTTATTATCAGAAAATATAAGTTCTCTGTGAGAGCTATAGTACAGCAATTCGGAGGGGAAGTATTAAATAGGGAGATGGCGGATAAGCTTAAGAACGATCCTTCATTTGAATATGAAATACTTCATGCCGTAGGTCCGATAGAGGATCTAGCGGTTGCTGAGATACTGCCAAAGGGTTTAAAGCACCCTTATTTTTCCGCCCATGTTTTAACAAATTTTCCTAGACTATTAAATGACCCCAGGAAGGGGTTCCATGAGTTTCCGTATGCGGTACCTCGTTGGTCTAAATTGGCAGGGGAGATTTATGGCCGGAGTCCAGGGATGGACGTGTTGCCGGATATCCGTACTATTAATGCCATGAAAAAGGTGATCTTGCAAGGGGCCCAGTTAGCAATAGCTCCACCCTTGCAGATCGCTGATAACTCTATGTTACGACCACTCAAATTTAAGCCGTTTGGCATAAATTACAGAAGGCCTGGTTCGGATAAGATAGAACCAATAGCCACTGGAGCCCGACCAGACTTGGGCTATGAGCTTCTGGATAAAATTGGACTGGCTATCCATGACGGCTATTACATCAATGCCTTAAAAACGGTCCAACAAGATCGTATGACCGCCACTGAAGTAATCCAAAGAAGGGATGAGCAGTTAAGGGCATTGGGTGGAATCCTGGGTAGACTTCAAAATGAATTATTATCCCCTGTTATAAACAGGGTGTTTGGTATTTGTTTCAGGGCTGGAATGTTTCCTCCTACCCCTAAAGAGATAGAGGCGGCAGGAGGGGCGGTGTTGATTAAATACACTTCCACCTTAGCCAGAGCCCAGATAACCGGAGAGCAGGAAGGCTTCCAAAGAGCCCTCTCGCAAGTGCTTCCTATCGTACAGAGTCAGCCCGATATCATGGATAACATAGATGGGGACGCTATCTTGAGACTATCCTTTGATGCCTTTGGGGTTGACGAGAGATATTTAAAATCAGAAGATGCTGTAGCAGAGATAAGGCAACAGAAAGCAGAGCAGATGGCTCAACAGCAAGATGCTCAGATGGCTGCGGAACAAACCCAAGCCGCTTCCAATATCGCTCCTCTGGTAACTGCCGTAAATAAAGGGCAACAGATGTGATGAATCACGAAGAAGACGACCAAATAACAACTATAAAGTTATTTAAGAAAGTTTTTGAAAATAAAGATGGAGAGGCAGTACTAGAACAATTGATGGGTAATTGCCATGTACTAGACGGAACCTTCTCCGAAGATCCTTACAAAATGTATTACAATGAAGGCCGGAGAAGCGTGATATTTGAAATACTGACTATGATAAATACCGATGTAATAAAATATCGAAAAATGCTTGAAAGTATGGCAAACCCCGAGGAATAATATGTCTGAAACAGCAACTGGAACAACGGATGGAAGTACTAATACTGATACTCATAATGCTCCTGGCGTGGGCGGTAGTGGTACTACTGAAGGAACACAATCCACTGGTTTACTGGGTAATACTGGTACTGTACACCCTAGTGCTCCTCCAAGTCCTGCTTCTGCACCACCGAAAAAAATCGACAACGTATTTGGAGGAGCAGATGTTCAATGGCCAGAAGGAACCCCAGATGAGATCAAAACCGAACTCTCCCTAAAACCCTATATCGGTCCTGATGGCAAAGTTAATGTAGGAAATGCCCTTAAATCTTTGGTCCACAGTCAAAAGACTATGGGTAAGGATAGGATAGTAATGCCTCACCAGGACTCTACCGAGTCTGAGTGGGTAGATTTCCATACCAAGGTCTTTGGATATGATACCGATTTCGATGCCTACACCCAAAAGATAGAATATGACCCAGAGAAGTCTCCACTAGAAGATGCCTTTGTGGAGAAATTGGTGAAACACGCCCATGAACAGAAATATCCTCCTGCCTTAGTACAAGATATGCTTACCCATATGTCTGAAGCAGTAGCTGAAAACATGAAAAATGAGGAGCAAGAGCTAGCCAGGAACAAGGATTTGGCTATAACCTCCCTACAAAAAGAATGGGGAGCGGCTTTTAAGCAAAGATTAGAGATGGCGAGGACGGTAATAGACAAATTTGCCCCTCCCGAGTTCATAGAATACTTAAATAACTCTCCCATCAAAAATGATGTAAACTTAACTAAGTTCTTATCTAACCTGGGGGCTACTATTTTCGGAGAAGATACATTTCAAGGGAAAGATAGCTCTGGAATGACCTATATGACTCCACACGAGGCTGAATTGGAGATAAATACCATATTCGGGGACCAAAAACACCCCTATCACGATAGGAATCATCCAAATCACCAAAAAGCCACTGAGTTTATGACTAAATTATTTGCAATGAGGGGTAGAATCACCCCTGAACCAAAGGAATAAGCATGAAATTGATATTGGTTTCTTTATTATTGGTTTTATCTTGTGGACAGCCTGGAAGTCAGACTCAAAGTCAGAGTCAAACTCCAGATGGACCCACTGTAGTGGTTAATCGGGGGTATCCCAATCGACATCCTGGACCCTCCAGAGGACATTCCCGTCCAAGAGGCGGAGGACACGGCTCCCCAGGACACGGAGGAGGCGGACATGGTGGTCATCATCTTATGGGGGCTGTGGACGACAGCGTGTGTGCTGCTTTTGACGGGCAAGCCTACTACGACTGTGTAGAAGGTTTCCGTAAATAATATTTGACAGTAAACTTTGCCGTTGTATAATTTGAATAAATACGGATAGGACAATCTTAACCGATCCACAAAAATATTCGTATTAGAGTGATCCACGCTGTGGACAATCTCTCGAAGAACAATAAGTAAAAACTAATTGCAATAAGAGAGGTTAATATGTCATTTCAAGTAACAACAGCGATGGTCGACCAGTTCTCGGCCAACGTATATTTCCTAGCACAACAAAAGATGTCTCGTTTACGACCGTATATGAGACAAGAAATGCAACACGCTGAGACCGCCTATTACGAAAGAATTGGAGTAAGAGATCCAAGGCGTAAAGAAGGTCGGCATTCA